ATCTGAGTTTGAAGATTATTTGATAATACCAGATCCAGATGATCCACCGAACGAAGACTTGTGGTGTCTCATGTTACTCAAAGAACCATTCAATGACATGATAATTCGAACGAAAGATATTGTGATTGAGGGAGAAAAATTAAGGTACACCTGGGACATAGTCTTTGATCCTGACAAAGAAAAAAGGTCAGATTATGTGCATTTCATGAATGTGTTAAACTCATGTGTGATTAGTGTTCTTAAAACCTTCAAGCGAGATGGTGCATTAGGTCTCTATGACGAAGAAGGAAATAAAATTGAATAGTGATATGCAAAATATGATACTGCGTTCTTTCTTCACTAACGAAGAATATATGCGCAAGGTTGTTCCTTTTATGGATCCCAAATACTTTGAGGGAGTGGGACAACAACTATTCAAAGAGTTCGCCAAGTATGTGGCAAAGTATAATGGTATCCCTTCCATTGATGCATTTAAGATTGAAATTGATAATAGTGATAAGTTCAATGATGATCAGTATCAGGCAGCTATGGAGATCCTGCCTAACATCTTTGCAGCTGAAACATCTGATGAAAAATGGCTAGAGGACACTACTGAGAAATGGTGTCAAGACCGTGCTATTCATAATGCAATAATGGAGTCTATCTCTATCATTGATGGTAAGCACAAGAATCTCACAAAGAATGCTTTACCTGACCTATTGTCAAAGGCACTTGCTGTATCGTTTGATACTAATATTGGTCATGACTATATTGAGAACGTCAATGAGCGTTATGAGTTTTATCATGAGGATGAAGAGCGTATCCCATTTGATATTCAGTTCTTTAATGATATTACTAAAGGTGGTTTACCTAATAAGACACTGAATATTGCACTAGCTGGTACCGGTGTCGGTAAGTCATTATTCATGTGTCACTGCGCTGGTAATGTATTAGTACAGGGTAAGAACGTTTTATACATTACAATGGAGATGGCCGAGGAGCGTATTGCTGAACGTATCGATGCTAATCTATTAAATATCCCACTAGATCAGTTACAGAATATCACAAAGGATATGCTAACTTCAAAGGTCGATGAGATTGCTTCTCGTACGAATGGCAAGCTTATCATTAAAGAGTATCCTACTGGTTCAGCTCACACTGGTCACTTCCGTGCACTATTAAATGAGCTGAAGCTAAAGAAGAACTTTGTACCTGATATGATATTCATTGACTATCTTAATATCTGTGCTTCAAGTAGAATGAAAGGTATGGGAGGTGCTATTAACTCTTACACTTATATTAAGGCGATTGCGGAAGAACTCCGAGGCCTTGCAGTCGAGTTTGATGTACCGATCGTATCGGCGACTCAAACGACGCGTAGTGGTTATAGTTCGTCGGATCCTGGGTTAGAGGATACATCAGAATCGTTTGGCCTACCAGCTACAGCAGATCTTATGTTTGCTCTTGTATCAAGCGAAGAGCTTGAAGCACTTGGTCAGATTATGGTTAAACAACTAAAGAACAGATATAATGATCCTAATCACAAAAAACGCTTTGCAGTCGGTATAGATAGATCTAGAATGAGGCTGTTCGATATCGATAATCCACAAGATAACTTAATCGATGATACACCAGCCTTTGATAAGTCTCAAATCAATGAAAGATTTAAAGACTTTAAAATATAGGAGTATGGTATGTGGATTCTAATTTGGCTAGCTATGGGTAATGCTCAGAATGTAGAATACTTTCACATTGGCACATTTAATAATAAAGATAAATGTGTAAGTGCAATGTCTGAAGCAACTGTATTAGTAACTAATAAAAATCAAACCATAGATTGTATTTACATAGGTGATAAATGAGAGATATTTATGATTATGTTAAGGTGTTTAATCTCATTAGTAAAGATGATTGTAAAACTTTATTAGAACACTCTAAATCATTAAATTACAGCCAACATGCTTGGACATTCGGAGCAAAAAATAAATTTAAAGAGATGCCACACCCAGAAGGTTCTAGTACTGAACTATCAATAACTCATCCGGACAATGAATCAATCAATAAAATGCTGACTAAGTATGTTCATCATGCTTGTATTAAATATGATGATATTTTTTATGAACAAGGATTAAAAGCAAACCATTTATATAATAACCGAAAAAAAATAGTTTCAACTGTGTCTCGTGTTAGACTTAATAAGTATGATCCTAATACAGAAATGAAATATCATCATGATCATATTCATAGCATCTTTGATGGGGAAAACCGCGGAATTCCAACTTTATCAATTGTAGGACTTTTAAATGATGATTTTAAAGGTGGCGATTTTATTTTTAATAGAAAAGATAAAACTAAATTAAAGGCTGGCGATATATTAGTGTTTCCATCACTTTTTATTTACGGACATAGAGTAGATAAAATAATAGAGGGCACTAGACATTCATTTGTTGCGTGGGCTTATGGATAATGGAATATGATGAAGAAGAATTTCAAGCGATTTACGATGAGTATATTACGCTTACAAATGAGTTACTAGAAAACTTTGATGTGTTGATGGTAGCAGCTATAATGACTACAATGGGCTTTAGCTTATATCGTACATCATTATCAGAAGAGGATTACAATAAAATTGTAGACGCTATGCACGATTTGAAAAATGATATTGCAACAATTGAAAAAGGATATTTACACTAATGGCAAAAGGTAACAAAAAGACTAGTATCGGTAATGGAAACGTTAAGACGTCTTCTATGAATAAAAGCAAAAAGAATTCATATAAAAAATATCGAGGTCAAGGTAAATAATGCATGCACGTCTCATATCCTATAGCCAACCCGTTGGTCGTATCCACTCAGGAGAACTTGCACTCGAGGGGCTTGATAACATCCAAGACCTCATCGCGTATGCAGCCCGTGTCTCCAATCCATCGAACCAAGCTAACACCAAAACAACAGCAAAGTTACTTGACTATCTCATCAAGCACAAGCACTGGTCACCATTCGAAATGGCATCAGCCTGCATCGAAATCGAAACAACACGAGATATCGCACGACAACTCATCCGGCATAGATCGTTTTCATTTCAAGAGTTTTCTCAGCGGTATGCTAATATCAATGATCTTGATGGTGAGTTTGTTATAAGAGAGGCACGTTTGCAGGATGAAAAGAATCGACAGAATAGTATTGAAACATCTGATACGGCTTTAGAGGCTTGGTGGGATGCACAACAAAAGTTTATTATCGACCAAGTAAAGAGGATCTACAATGAAGCAATCGAACGAGGAATCGCTAAAGAACAAGCCCGAGCAATCTTGCCAGAAGGTAACACAGTCAGTAGGCTCTATGTTAATGGTACCATTCGCTCTTGGATTCATTATATCGAGTTACGTTCTGCAAATGGGACACAGAAAGAACATATGGAATTGGCCATCGAAGTAGCAAAGGCTATTGGTCAAATTTATCCTAAAGCATTGGAATTTGCAAATGGTGGAATTAGTACTCAGAAATAAAGACATAATTTCAAAACTAGAATACATTAGATCTGAAGTATTTAAAACTGAAATTATTACTAATGAAGAAAAATATAGAGATAAATTAGTACGCCGACCAAAGGAAGATCTTGCTGATCCAGAGAAGTTTATGAGTGAAGAACACTTGTTCAAGCATATGTCTGATCCGGATCACAAGGGGTTTCCAGTTGAACACTGTTCCCTACCAGTTGAAGTTATGGCTAGATCTGATAGTAAACTAGCACATATTGTAAATTATACAAGAACTGAATTTATATCTGATCTTGGGGCTAACAGTGATGCTGTTTTTCTTTATTATCCACCAAAGGGTTTTGTAGGTTGGCATACAAACCAAAACAATTCTGGATATCAATTTATTTTCTCTTGGTCAGAAAAAGGTAATGGTTATTTTCAGTACTATGATAAACAGAAAAAAAAGATAATAAAGTTACCAGATAAATCAGGATGGCAAGCTAGATACTATCATTTTGGAGAGGATCCTGCTGACCATTGTTGGCATTCTGCTTACACTAATGTACCTAGAGTTACAGTATGTGTTTTATTTAGGTGGTGGGATAAGCCACATATGAAAGAACAAATATTGGAAATGAGAGATCAACTTATAGAAGAAATAGAATCGGAGGACTAATGGGCAAACATATTTCTACTTACTATTCAGATTTTGATGAAGGTTATTGTGAAATCCATTTTGACTTTAAAGAAGAATATGCGTATATTAAGTATTTTGATAACAATGGTAAGCGCTTCTTTACAGAAGACTTTAAGGGCAAGTCAATGCGATATGTAGAAGACGCTGCAGAGAATTGGGCACTAGGAATAAAAAAGCTAGAAGCTATTAATTAACTGTTTACATTCCTTTTGATTTAGTATAGAATACTATCATATATTATGG